CAAGACCCTTGACACCTTGAGAGTCTGGTGCTCTCGACTTCCAGTCGCGCATTAAATCGCTTGGAACTTCTTTGCCGGGATTTTCCAAAGTCCACTTACGAATCTCATCATTTACATTTTTGGTGGTCTTCATCAAAGCGCCCGTTTGGGCGATTCGCATTTTCAATTCTTGTATTGGAAATTGTTGAGCACGCTCTTGCTCTATGTTCTCACCTAATGGCTCCAATGCATTACCCAAAGATGCCAAAAAGTTGCCGCCAGTGGGTTTGGCAAAGCCAGCCGCAACCTTGAACCAATTGGGGTTGGCATAGCGGTCTTGCAGGGCTTTAACGGCATCTTCCTGAGCCTTTTGTATGGTTTGCATGTACTCATCAGTATCAGCGCCATACAAAGGTGCCTTAGATGGATCAATGCCGCCCATAACGGCTAGACCGCCTTGACTTGTTTTGTCGTCTGCCATGATTAACCTCTAGGTAAACCGCCATGGTGGCGTGTAGATGCACAACCTATTGCGCCATATCGACGCATCTGGATCAGACCTCCTCGCGCTTCAGGCACGGTGTCTCCTGAATTTTGATCAACAACTTGCGGGCCATTGTTTGCCGGGTTTTCAAGTCCGCCAGTTGGAATGGTTGTATTTGAGCCAGTTGGATCTTGGTTATTTGGATTGTTTGGATCTAGTGCGCCACTATCTGCTGGCCCAGTTGAGTCTCCAGCGCCGCCAGTATTGGAAGAAAAATTTGGAATAAGTTTTCCAAGAGATGTGCCAATTGTGCAAACAATTCCGGGATATTTTTGCAATATGCCCAAAGCACCTGAGCCAAGAGTTCCCAATGCCGAGTAAGGCGATTCACATTTGGTCGTCTTGACTGTTGTCGGAATCTGAGCACCTTGTAATAGAGCGCCTTGTTTTGCTAATTTGGAAAACTCATAACATTGAGCATTTTGCTTAATTGTTTGGCATTGAGCGCCCAAGGTAGCCAAAGCATTTTCACAAGCAATATTGGCGTTTGTGAGGTTGGTACCTAGTTGACCCATGCCCACACCTGCCGCCTGCTTGGCGCGAGCGCATTCTGCGGTTGCTGTAGCCGCTGTGGAACCCAACTGGCCCAACAAAGCTTGCTTTTGAATGGCGGCATTTAATGCGCTGGAATATCCGGCATTTTGCATACTGGCAATCTGCGTGTTCAGGTCTTGCATTGCATTGCCCTGCACTTGACCCAACACTTGAGCGCCACGCTGTGATCCAAATTGACCAGAACCAACAGCACCCGCAGTTGCAGATGGCGCTAGGTTCTGTCGAATGTTCCTCATTGCAATGTCTTACATTCCTTGTACGGCATTGTTGATGTAAGGGCTCATGTAGCACTGTGCTAGTTGCCCAGTGTTCATGCCTGCCGCTTCACTCAGGTAAGGTGCCGCCGCACCAGCAATATCTTTGTTTGCCGCACAACCAAGGTATTCCTGACCCTTTGCAAATGATGGTTGAGCCGCGCCAGCGTTAGCGGTGGCATTTTTAAATGCTTCCTCCTGCAAGGGTTGCGCACCAACGTATTTGGAAACACACGCCGCCTGCGCTCCCTTGGTTGCTAAATTTGTTAAGTGTTGCGTGTAAAACGACGGTACGCACGTCGTCTTATTTTGTGAACTCTGAAGTAGGTTTGCCATGTTTATGCCTTTGCCTTTTTGATGTAATCAATCGGGTCTTTCGCTTTCGGTGGGATCTTGTCCAACGGTGCACCCCTCTTGTGAGCACGCAACTTTGTACGCAACCCGTCCAAGATCTCCGCGCCGCGCTTATTATCGCCCCCGCCCAAAGCACTGACAAATGCCGCCGGAAAAACATACTCGCCGTCAGCAATCTTGGCTGGGACTGGATTACTGCCGCCCTGTGCCTTGTGTGGAACCTGAGTACGGAATCCGTCCAAAACATGCTTGCCAGCCTTGCTGGAACCGTCTCCAAGGGCTGAAACGGTCTCGGCATCCATGACATAGTCGCCATCGTGAAGCATGGCTGGAATGTCGTCTGATTGGCCTGTGCCGCCACCGCAAGCGTAATATCCGGTTATCCCGGTAATAAACTCAGGGTGATGCCCCTCTGGTGCCGCCGCATGATATTTCTCTGGTAAACCGCCCTTGGCATAGCCGCCAGTCATTGAAGAATGAATGTGTTTCAGTGGTTTTAAGTTATGACATTGCTGACTGTTTTGGTAATGCATCAACTCAGGTTTGTCGCATCCAAAGCAAAGTCCTCGGTTCTTCTCACAAAACGCTTGTTGCCAGATTTTTTGTGCATCTACTTCTTCTGGTTGAGCCCCGCCAGCCAAATGAGCTACACCGCCACGGGCATATTCCAAACCGGATCCAATAGGTGCTTGCCCCATCAAGTTTGCTTGATCTTGCATCGCATACATGCAAATTGGGCTGGCGGATCCTGTGGACGCGCTTGGCATTTGTTGCAACTTTTCAAGACCGCCTTTATAGCTTGATCCTTTGTCGGTTAAAAGATCGGCTTGACTGCATAAAAAATTGCATGTTGCCATACGGCCTCCACTTGGGGTTGCACTGCACAAAGCAGATTCGTTGGATGTCCCCAGCGCACGGGTTGGGGTTGCTGATTGAGTTGGTGTAAAAACTTTTTTAATGCTTGACGTAATTTTTGAAAACCCGTTGGGCAATTTCGACGGATCTGGCGGCTTTGCATTCGGCATGCCGTTGGGGTCATATGGAGGCTGTGACGGGTCAGGATACCCGTTAGGGTTGTACTCAGGCGCAGGTGGGCCCATCGGGCCTTCTGGAGTGGGTGGCCCCATTGGCCCATCATTGACTGGAGGCAAGCCGCCGTCTGGAGCGGGAATGTCGGGCGTGGGCACATCAGGTGTGGGTACATCAGGTGTGGGTACATCAGGCGTGGGCACGTCTGGCGTAGGCATATCAGCAGGCATATCGGCTGGTATGTCGGCTGGTATGTCGCTGACTGAACTGACTGTGTCAATTGCATTGGCGGCTGTGTCAATCGTATCTGCCGCCGCCGCAGTATCGGCAACTGTAGCCATGGTGTCTACAGCGTCAATGGTATCAAGCGCAATTGCCGTATCAGCCGCCGCCATGCCTGCTTCCGCCGCAAGGCTTGCGCCGCCTGTCATGATTGCCAAACCGATCATCAGCAGACCGCCTCCGCTACCATAGCCGCGCACGATGTGACCGCCCACAATCTGTTCGGTGCCGCTGTAGCCCTCTTTGGCTTGAGCGCCAAGGTTGCGGGTGTGGTAGCCGCCAATGTGTTTCATAAGTCAATCATCCAGTTGTAGTCGGGGTTGTCCGACGGTGAAACCTGAACACCTTCCCTTTGGCCCAATTGTTTGAGCAGGCCAATGATTCCTTGGTTATCAGCCTTGCCATACAGGCGGTGTACACCCTTGCTTTCCATTTGGCGGAAAAACGTCACCAGAGCTTTTGACAAGGTCAGCGGAGGGTCTTGAGTAAACAAGTGGGTTGCATACACCGCTGGCGAAATTTTCTGCAACAACAACACGGTGTTGCCTTGGCTCAAGAGCAGACCGCCTCTCCTCAAGATGGCATGAACAGCAACAAGCACATGTTGAGGATTGATACCTCTTTTTTGGCAGTCCAAAGTAATTACGTCAGATGGCTTCATTTAAAGAATCACTCCGGGGTTGGGGTCAACGCTCATGATGCCCATAAAGGTTTGCGCCCATTCTTGCCAATTTTCAAATCCACGGGAATCTGGCACTCCAGAATTCAGGAAGTACCCGATGCCCACCATGCCGTCAACCCACTCACGCCACTGCTCTTCAGGCAGGTGCCCAAGCTGTTGAGGCGCAAACTGCTCCTCAGTCAACTTGCACCAGTAGTCCCACGTCATGCCGCGCGGGTCGTAGGTGGTCGTCATGGGTTACCCGTTCCGCGAACATCACCGCCATCAACAGAAATCAGAACCCTACCCATTTGGTAGTCGCCATTCTGGCAGTTTGATTCAAACTTCAATCTCAGTTCACGACGTTGCTCGCGCATGTCAATCTTCAATGTGTCGGAAGTGAACTCGTATGGGCCGCTGGAAATGTCGGCATCATTCGCATAACCCTTACCTGTCACATACACGTTCATTGTCCCATTTTGAATGAAGTCTGGCTCAATGCGCTCAATATGCGCCCACATGTTGTCGCCTGTGAGTTGCTGGTTGCCGGGGCCACCCGTCACCAAACCCAAGTTGCAAGTCTCAAATGTTGATTTGATTGCATTCACGTTGGTCAGGTAAATTGCATTTGTACCTGTTTCGTGTTGCCACAAGGTGTACTTGCTCTGTGTGTTGGCTTCGTTGCCAGCCCAAATTGGTCTTCTGAACACTTCAGAGAACGTACCAGCAGAGCGCCGTGACGCAGGGGATTGACCAGCGTCGTACCAAGTCTTTTCGCGCACGTTAAAAATAATTGCGTCCGTGCACTCAGTTGCGTCGCCCTTGGGATAGAACCACCAGATCTCACCAAAGCGCGGAACCTTGGTGCACCACACCTTTTGACGCTGACCGTAATTCAGATTGTCAAAGAAATAGTTTTGATTCATGTTGTTGGGTATTTCCTGAACCACGCCGTTGTACATCAGGAAGCGATCAACGCCGCACCAATAGAAAATGCCGTCGTACTCAATCACGCACTGGGAAGACATGATTGAAGTCTGGCTGGTCAAGAGGTCATACCGCCAATAGAAGTTGACCCCATTCACTGTGGATGGGGCATAGGACACCCTAATCAGCGAGTCCAGCGACCAAAACAGCCCAGAGGGGGAAGTGGTGCCGCCACGGATTGGAAGCCCCTTGACGATCTTTCCGGTGGACACGTTGTTGGCGTTGGAGTCAGCAGATGTCCAGTCGTTGAAGTTCCCCGCAGAGCAGTTCTGGATCAATCCGTTGTTGCCATACACAAACAGGTACGGGTGGAGCATCACCACGCCGCCAGACACGCTGATGTTGTTGTCAAAGGTCAACGTCACAGTGCCAGATGCAACCGCAGGTAAGCTCAAAACTATTGTCCATGTGCTGGCTACCTGCGCCTCAAAAGTCAATCCTGCTGTCGTTCCTGCGGTGGTTGTGATTGCTGTGCCGCCTGATACTTTAGACAGGGTGAATGTCGTCGTTCCGTTGGTGGCAATGATGTAGTAAATATTTTCTGAGACACCCGTTGCTGTACCAGTCAAAGTCCCTGTGACCAAGACTTGCTGACCTGAGGTGAGCGTGGTGGTACTGCATGAAAACTGACCTGCCGCACCTGTGACGGCAACCCCTGCCAAGGTAATGTTGTTGCTGGCATTGTTTGAAGAAACAATCGTTGTGTTTGCCTGAATGCCAGTTCCGGAAACCGCTACACCAGCGCCCATTGCCACATTAGTGGCGGCAAACGTGACGTTGTATGAACCATTGATGGTTGTACCTGTTGCGGTAAACACGCCCACGGGCGCAAGCGCAGAGCCGGGGAAAGCGCCGTATAAAGGTCGAGTGTTTGTTGTGCTATCAATGGCAACAAGGTTTTGACCGGGGTGGGCAATGATGTTATTTGCATTCCCGCCCGTCGAGTCATATCCAATATCAAACTGCCACAAATTCAAAGTGCTGGACGTGAAACCTGAGCTAATCGTGTAAGGAGTTGGGCCAAAGCCTACGCCGTCATCATTGTCGGTTGACCATTGCTCTAAACCTGCGCTGTATCCAGAAATGACGTAATTCAAGCCACCCGTTGAGGTCATGGTCATGCCGCGCGAGATGCCTGTGGCGTTCAAGAAGATGCCGTTGTAGCCGCCCATCTTGCGAGGCAAGCCACGTTGGAATCGCACCCACTCGCCATCGATGTAAGTATCTGAGGCGAACTGAGTGCCGTCCCGCTGGATGCCGGGCTTGACCAGTAGGGTGGTGACCTTTGCCGTCAAAACGCACCTCCGGGGATGCTTGATGGCACCAGCAGTCCAGTTGATGTCAATGTCATCTTGTTCACGCCGCCAGATGAAAATCCAAGCTGACCGCTACCGACCAAGTACAAGCCAGTCGTGGTGTCGCCAGTGAAGTTCAATGTTGGATTTGCGGCGGTGCCGTTTCCAAGCGTCAATGAGGTTGTCGCAGTGACAGTCGCCGTCTGGGCGTTGTACACGTTTGTGCCATCGCAAATCACAATGATCGTTTGGGCTTGGGCCAACGTCACCGTGGTAGCGCCAACAGAACTGGTTTTGAATGTCAACGAGTAAGCGCCCGTGGTGGCATTTTGCAACGAATACAGTTGAACAGTTGATGGCAAGACAACGGTACAAGTCGATGTCAAAGTGCCGCTGTACTCTTGGATGACGTTTGCACCCTCTGCCGATGTCAACGTCACCGTGCCGCCAGTTACTGCTTTTGCAAGGGTAGTAAAGGCAAACTGGTTTGACCGACCGTAGGCAAATGTGTTGTAGCCAGTGCCGTTACAGACAATCACAAGAGACTCTGTCAATTGCAGTTGTTGGTTTGAGTTTCCATCAATCGTGTCTGAGCCTTGGGGCTGTAAGGTGACGATGCCAGATCCACCATTACGCACAACTATAAACCACCCATTTCCTACAACCGAAGACGATGGAAGGGTCAGTGTTCCTACTCCGCCATTCCATACCGTGAAGTTGGCCCGATCCGTCGGAAGGAAGGTGTAGGTCGAAGAAATTGTGTTTAGGTCATATGTTTGATTTAGCGTTGTGTTTAGCGCAATCAAGCCATAGCCAGCCAATGTGGAAGCGTTAGCTGAGGATGTACCCGCGCCAAACGTAATAACCGTCCAGACACCGTTGTCAGTGCTGTTGTCTGTCAGGTAGATGAAGTCGGCAATGCCCGAGGCAATTGTTGCGATCACATTGGAACCAGCATCTGTCACATTGAATGAGTTGGAACCAATGTTTCGGATGATGATGTTTTGACCAACCGACACCTGTTGAGCGGAGGGCAGAATTAGTGACAACCCGCTTGTGGTTGCCGTGACATCCATGATGTTGGCAACAATATTTGCGTCGTTCCCATTGACGGGCCACTGCAAAATGGTATTGACAGAAATTGACAAAGACTCGTAACCCACTTGAGATGGGTTGATAGTCTGTCCTGTGTATGGGTTTACATATGAAGTCATGATTAGCTATCCACGGCAATTGCTTGGCGGTCTCCAACTCTAGATACATCCTCAGTCTTGAGCGATTTGATCGCTTCAATGTACTTCTGTTGGAAGATCTGTCGTTGGTCGTTTTTAAGAAAAGGCATTGCCTGCAACAGAGTGCCGTACAACATTGCTGTTGGGGCATTCTGTGTCAGCCAGTTGGTTTGATTCGTTGAACTCAAAGGCTCAATGCGCTCGTAGTACAGCACCTCAAACGCATAAGCTTGATCAGGTGTTGGAGCTAAATACCACCAGTCCCAACTTGTGTCTGCATAGTACAGCGGGGCACCATCGGTTGAACTGTTTTGCGAGTAGTTAATCAGGTATTCGTACTTGCGAAGTAGGACAGGGTTCTTATTGCCATTGGTATCGGTGTAGTTCATGGATACCGTCTTGCGCCAGCGAGCAGGCTTTTGCAAGGTAGGCTGGCCTGCTGTCATGTTCGCCTCCGCAACCTGAAGTTGACCCAAAGTTTTGATTTCTTGGGCAATTTCAAATTCACATAACGTGATAAAAGTAGGGATTGCCGCGACTGTTGCGGGGTCGCTTCGTTCCAGATACTGAAGTACCGTGGAATTTAGGCTGTCATACGTCATGACCCATGATGGTGTAGTGCTCATATTTTCCCCATTATTGTTCCCATTTTCCCATCATGATGGCATTCCTACAAGTCAGGCATAGGCTCTGGTGCCTGCCTTGTCAATGATCAGCGCCATTGTTCGGGGCTCTGCATCTTCGGTATTGGGAATGCTGATGTGTGTCCAGCGGTCAAACTCGCGGATGCACTGGTCATATTCAAGATCAGAGGCCATGATGGCTTGGACAACTTCGTCAGGGGTCATGCCGGGCACACGAAAATCAGCGGCACAACCATGGCGGTGTTGGCTGGTATCTTTTGACCCAACCGCACGGTTTACTTCTTCAGATCGAAATGCGCTGTTAATCATGATGGGTTTACCACCCAGCAATGTTTTTACTTGTTCAAGAAAATCAGCCAAACGCACAAGGTTGGCTAATTCTTGATCATTTGGAGTATTGTCAAACTCACGATGATCTGTGAACGTCAATTCTTCAAGCGTGAAGTGTGGACTGAGGTTCATGGTGTAGGACTCGATTTGTGGAGCAATTCGTCTTTACGCTGGCTACCCGCAGAAGACCCGAAATAAAAGGCAATGATGCCCGTCCAAGCCGTGCCAAGTGAACCAAGCATCAACATTAGGGCATCACTGGTTTTGAAGTGTTCAGTCATCAAGCCAACAAGGATGCCAAAGAATCCAATAGTGACCGCAATAGCCATCAAACCGGGTATGTAAGACTGGGTGGTTGCCTGCATCTCACGGGCTGATTTGCGGTCATCAACTGCAATCTTTTCAAAGTCCAACCCAAGCTCCTGCGCTCGTGCCGCCATAGCGAGTTCAGCAGTCTTAATCTGTGCTATCTGATCGGCAGTCAATTTACCCTCAGCAATGGTCTTATTTACATCTTTGGGGTCAATGCCTACTGCTTTACTAATTGCGTCCACGGCAAGCCCTGCTAGTGGCCCACCAAGGGCGGTTGCAATTGTCGGTGCGATTTGTTTAAGCCAATCCATTATTTCTCCCGTTCTTTCTGTTCAATTTGTCGCCTGAGTTTTTCCACTTTTTCCACTTGCGCCTTAACCTCGTGCTTGGCATCCAAAATGTCTAGGTACAAGAACCCAAGCAGAGGCAACAGCAACCCTACGAGCAATACAGCCGCCACCCAGCCCACTATGTCTTCCCCCAGCGATTTAACAGGAGTAGCCACAGCCACAGGTACAGGAGGAATATAGAAGTCACCACCATTGCCGCTATTTTTGCTTGTAGGTTTCTTTCCTCTTGCCGCCGTTGCCATTGCGTCAACCTTTCCTTAGCCTCCTGTTTCAACCTTGCCTGCTCTTGCTCCTGCATGATGATGTCGCGGGTTTCAAATGTTTTGCTGTACAAGGCACCCATTTCTTTGGGAGCACCGTACACCATTGCCTCTCGAATCTCTACTTCCAAGGCCATCATCTGATCGATTGCCATGGTGCGCTTGAGAGCGGCCTCCATGAGATTTGCATCAGGGTCATAGACCGTCTTGCTTTTCAGTTCTTCTTCCCTGATATGAGCCGCTAACTGAGACTGAAGGCGGAAGAACGTCGTCAATTGCTCTACGATCCCTAACATTACCTTGGTCTCATCAACGGCTACATAGGCTTCCTTTTTTCTCTTCGCTTGCGCCAAAGGCTTGTCTTTGCTTCCAAAGAGCTTTTGCCAAAATCCTCTGACCTTACGGGCATCACCAACAACTTCTTCAACAGTGGACTTGACTTCCATGAAAGAAGCCTTGGCTTGCTTGTACAGAGCGGTTCCTTCACGGATTGCAGTAACGCAAGCTCTGGCGGCAATGAGGATCGTGATTGGGTCAATTTAAAATCCCAACAATTTTTTGACGAACTCTGCCGCTACGCCGGGGCCAAACAACACGCACACCATGACCGCATACAACAGGTGCTCAATCTTCGTCATGCGTTTGTCGCCATCAGCCAATGACTTTTGAATGGCCTCATACCGCTGGGCGCAGATGGCCTCATGCACGGCAAATTCGGTTTCTAAGTCACTCATGGCTTTCTGCTTGCTCATCTTTTTTAGGTTGGTTCTTCGCCTCAGTCTGAATGGCTTCAATCAGTTGGAAGACCTCTTGATATGGGCGTGATCCAAGGTATCCGAGGACTTGATTGAGGACTTGTGTTGAGATGATCAGTTCGTTCATGCTTGCTCCGTTGTAGGCCAGTTTTGAGTTGTTACTGTGGTGATTAGGGTGGGCACATCAGCCGCGCCAGCAATGGCAGTCACGAGCCTTGTGCACTCAGCAATCACTGCCGCACGGTATGTCACCGTAGCCGCAGGGATGTCTACATTGCGCTCCAGCTTTCGGATGTACATCCAATCGGTTTCAAGCAGGAGCTTGTTGGTTGTGTCTTTGACCTGTGCTGTCCAATTAGTTTTGAGTCCAACCAAGTCTTTGGGGTTGTCTACGCCCCAATAAAAGCGGTCGTCGTAGCATTCAGGGTCTGCAACCTCGGTGATGCCAACAGCATTCTTTTCTTCGATGGATGTCAGGCGCAACCAGTTGGATGGGTATTGAGTACCATCGATCTCGAAGGGTGTATCGATTGGTAATGGGTTGCCGTTGAGTAAAAACATAAGTTACCTCGCAAGTGAATTTTTGAATGGGTTTTCGGCAAATGCGGCATAAATAAAAGTTTCGCCGTTTGGAAAGTTAAATGCACCAGAGGAAGCCCTGCATTTAAATCCATTTGACAAAATATCTAACGCGCCTTCTGTTGATTCTGCGGCGCTTGTATTTGGGTACAAACCAGTTGTGCCAGCGTTATATGCCTCAATAGAAGTATCAACAATATACCAATTAGTTGCGCTGGTTATGCGTTTAAATAAAATAAAACGAGGTCTAAATCCTAAATATATAAAAGGCCCATCAGCGGAAGCATTTGCTGTGTAGCTACCAAATGCTGAGTAGCCAGCTACTGCGGCAAAGCAGTAGGCAACATATTTAATGGGGTTTCCATATAGATAACTACCAATCGAAAATACACTTGAAGTAGGGGCTGTATTGTTCCAAATCGTACTATTAGCAGTAGCCGCATTTGTAAGGTTTAGTAGCGCATAGTAGTTTTGTGGCGTGGCATTCATGTTTACATGATATACACACCAATCTCCAACTTGGTCACGGTTTTTGACAATCATCATTTTGGGCGCAACACCTAAGCCATGACCAACAGTTGCGCCTGCGATGCCATTACCTGTATAAGTCACCACGCTAAACCCAGCAGTAGCATTCACGCTTACAGTTGATGTAATAGAGCCGTTGGTGTTGGATGAGGATGTTGTCCCTGCTTTCCATTGCCAACCAACATAGGTAGCGGCATTAGTGTTCATTTTTGCCAAAGCACCTACTGTAAATCCTGCGCTACCAAATGCGGTCAATCCTGTTGTTTGTGTTGTCTCAGCCGCAGTTGTATTGCTAACCAAATCTAGAGTTGTTCCACGAACAGAGTCATACAGCGCATGGTCAGTTGCACCGCTTC